CNTCGGATGGTGAATACATCTTCCGGGAGGTGGAGGGAGAGGCCCTCGATCCCGATCTGTATCTTTCTTCTCATCCTAACTGGAAGGATCCGCTGACGCTGCCGACCTCGTCTAAAGAAGCTCCACCTCACGAAGGCAAGGGAAAGGTCGAAGACCCGCTCACCAAAGAAGGCATCGTCGGTACCTTCTGCCGGGCGATGGGCACGATCCAGAACGCGATAGACCTGTATCTTTCTGACGTATATGAAAAGGTCCGGGATGACCGGTATCACCTGATTGGAAGCAGTAGCGGCCCCGGCGTGCAGATTTATGATAACAAGCTGGCCTACTCGAACCATGCGACTGACCTTGCTGCACGTCAGACCTGCAATGCCTTTGACCTGATCCGGCTCCATAAGTTCCCGGATGAAGACCCAAAGAAAAGCTTCACAGCAATGTCCGAGTGGGCGGCATCCCTGCCGGAAGTATCACGCCTGCTCCTGGAGGAGAAGCAGAAGGAAGCGACAGCCGCCTTCGACGCGGATGATTCCAACTGGCAGGACAGGCTGCTCCGGGATAAGCACGGAAACCTTATAAACAGCCTGCATAATCTGGGACCGGCTGTATGCTGCGATCCAGAATCCGTATGGTGTCGCCGGTGTCATGGGCAATTTCATGGCAGAGAGCAGCCTTCGGGCGAACAATCTCCAGAACAGTTATGAAAAGTCTCTGGGAATGACCGATGAGCAATATACCTCTGCTGTGGACAATGGCTCATACACAAGTTTTGTCCATGATTCTGCCGGATATGGGCTTTACCAGGCAACGTACTGGTCGATCAAGGAAAGCCTGCTGAACTTTGCCAAGGCAAGCGGCAAATCCATCGGTGACCGGGATATGCAGGTCGATCACTTCCTGAAAATGATGAAGGAAGATTATACGCCTATCTGGAAGGTGCTGACTACAGCGACAACAGTTCGGGAAGCCACCGATGCTGTACTGCTGAAGTTCGAGCGTCCTGCGGATCAGAGTGAGGCAGTTCAGGTAAAACGCGCCGGTTATGGTGAGGAATTCCTGAGTAAGTATGGAACAGCATCGCCTGCAAAGGATCAGTCGGAGACAGAGCAGTTGTCCGCTACTCATGCGAAGTATATCAACTCGACCGGGACACACTATATTTCCAACAGTGGTTCCGATGAGAACGGCGCTTACTCAGGCGGTCAGGCAGGTGACCAGACCGGAAAAGAGTGGCGTATGCGGGATTGGTACAGCCGTCCCTGGACCTGTGTGCTCCGGTATCCGGACCAGAAGGTCGCACTGAAACTTGCCCAGCTTGCTATCGATGCTGCGCTGAATGATCACATCGGATACGACCAGAGCCAGAACAGAACGTATCTGACACAGCTGAAATCAGTGGGATGGGAGCCGTCCAAGATCACAGTGAACTGTGAGGCCGACTGCTCGGCAGGCGTTTGCGCCAATGTAACGGCGGCAGGGTATCTGCTCGGCATCAAAGCCCTCCAGAATCATACCGGCACCTATACCGGGAATATGCGTTCAGCGCTGACAAAGGCTGGTTTTCAGCTGCTTACGGATACCAAATATCTGACCAGCGGTGATTATCTGCTGCCCGGCGACATTCTCCTGAATGACGGCCATCATACCGCCACTAACGTGACTATTGGCAAGAAGGTCAAAGGCGATTGGAAACCCGGAACGACCGTGCCGGTAACACCGGATGAGCCTGCGCCGACGAAGTATTATCGCGTCCGTAAGAGCTGGGCGGAGAAGTCCAGTCAGATTGGAGCATTCACGGTGTTCCAGAACGCGAAGAACTGCGTTGACGCCAATCCCGGTTATGCCGCCTTTGACGATAATGGCAATCAGGTATATCCGGCTGTTCAGACCACCTTCACACCTTACCTGGTGAAGGTCTCCATCACCGACCTCAATTACAGGAAGGGCCCGTCCACTTCCTACGCCTCCTACGGCTATATCCCCGTGGGCGTCTACACCATTGTTGATGAGCAGGACGGCTGGGGCTTGCTGAAGGCTTATGCAGATCAGCGAAACGGCTGGATCAGCCTCGCGTATACCAAGAAACTTTGACCTTTTGAGGGGGAGCATAACCGCTCCCTCTCGCCTTTTTACATCGAATAATCCGGGGTACATTGAACGAATTCTGCACTCATAATCGGCCGAATTTTCGTTCAAAAAGACCCGCTTATTATAGGTAGAAATATCGAAAAACAAGTTGAAATGTACGGGCAAAAGAGTGATTAATACACTACCTCAAGAGAGGAAAACGGGTGCGTAGGCACTCGGAAAGGAGCACCAGAATGAAGAAGATCAAAACAGCGGCATACTGCCGCGTTAGTACGGATAAGGAAGTACAGGAAGGCTCCTACGAGCTGCAGGTCGCGTACTTTACCGACTTGATCAATGCCAACCCTACCATGGAGCTTGTGGGCATCTACGGTGATAAGGGCAAGAGCGGACTGAAAATTTCCGGCCGCCATGGGCTGCAGAAGCTCATGGATGATTGCAGGGCAGGTAAGATCAACCTGATCCTCACAAAGTCCATTTCCCGGTTTGCCCGCAACATGGCGGAGTGCGTGGAGATGATCAGAGAGCTTAGAAGCATTGGTGTGAACATCATTTTCGAGGAGCAAAACCTGAATACGCAGGACGAGAAGAGCACGCTCGTTCTGAACATCCTCGCGGCGATTGCGGAAGAGGAAAGCCACAGCATCAGCCAGCATGCACTTTTGGCTCACGAGCAGTACGCGCTTGAAGGCAGACCCTTCGGCAGGATTTCCTTCGGCTACAAAAACGGCGGGAATCACCAGTGGGTCATAAACGAGGAAGAAGCCCCGCTGGTCAGAAAAGCCTTCGAGATGATAGATGAAGGAAAGCACTACGCAGAAATTCGAAGGACGCTGAATGAGATGGGCAGCATCACCTGGAGCCAGAGCAGACTGAGGTACCTGCTGACAAATGTGGTTTACAAGGGTGATTACTACTCGCACAAAACAATCTGCCTGGTTCCTGGAAAACAGGTCATGAATAAGGACTACAGGGACAGGATTTACATTGAAGAACATCATGAGCCGATTGTGAGCCCGGAGCTTTTCGACCGGGTGCAAGAACGGATTACCAGCGGAGCTATGAGTAGGAGGAGCGCATGAGAACAGTAACGAAGATTGAGCAGCCAAAGGCTGCATCACGCAAACGGGTCGCCGCATACTGCCGTGTGAGCACAGATAAGGACGCCCAGCTCGAAAGCCTGGAAAACCAGATGGAGGCTTTCCGGTTCAGAGCGGCACAGCGTGGGGACTGGGATCTGGTACAAATTTATGCGGACGAAGGCCTGAGCGGAACTTCGGTAAAAGGCAGGGTACAGTTCCAGCAGATGATCGAGGACTGCAAAGCTGGGACGATCGACTACATAATCACGAAGAGCATCAGCCGATTCGCCAGAAACACTGTGGATACCCTCCAGACGGTCAGAAAACTGCAAAGCTACGGTGTTCAGCTTTTCTTTGAGAAGGAAGGAATCGATACGGCAGACTCCCTATCGGAAATGGTCCTGACCATCATGGCATCCTTCGCCCAGGAAGAGAGCAGGAGCATCTCGGAAAACGTGAAGTGGGGCATCCGGAAGAGGTTTGAAGCAGGGCATGAAGTTAAGGTTCCCCTTTACGGCTTCTACCACACAGATGATGAGCTTTTTCTGATCCAGGAGGATGAGGCGGCGGTTGTTCAGGAAATCTTCGCCCGCTACGTTCACGGCGAAGCTCCGATGGACATCGTAAACGACATGACCGTAAGGGGCGTCAAGCCCCCTGCAGGAAGTCACTGGAAGCGGCTGCAGCTCGACCGGATGATCACAAACGAAAAGTATGCCGGCGATGTGGTCCTGCAGAAGACCTACATTGAAAACCACCTCGACCACAGGCAGATCCGAAACAAGGGTGAGGTTCCGATGTTCCATGTTGAGAACGCGCATGCCGCGATCATTGACCGGCACGTTTTCGATCAGGCGCAGAAGATCAGGAGCATGCGTCAGGTACAGAACGGGAACAGCACCTACCCTTACGGTGAAACGCTCAGGTGCCCGCATTGTGGAAAGCCCCTGGTGCATGGGAGCCTGAACAACTTTTACTATGACGGCTCGAAGATCCAGAACGGCGGCTGGGGCTGTTACAGCGAGGGTGGATGCGGAGACTACCTGGTCATCCAGAATGTGCTGGATGAGGCGCTGATAAAAGCATATCAGGAAAAGTACGGTGAGGCAAAAGAAACCGTAGAATTCTACTGGCTGGATGACAGCGTGGAAGAGATCCGGTTAGGCGAGGACCAGATCACCATTAGATGGCGGGACGGGGAGACAAGCGTTGTGGAGATGGATTTCTCTGAAGAACGCTACTGCCCATCCCGCTATTCTGTTTTCTACAACGATTTTCTGGATCGCGTGAGAAGCGGTGAGAAGAAGAATAAGTACCGGTTCCTGATGGGGCTTGCAGCAGTTTAAGGAGGGCATCATGAAGATAAGCAGAATTCCTGCGAAGCGGGAGAACAAGAAGGTGCGGGTCGCGGTTTACTGCCGCGTCAGCACAAAAAAGGAGGAGCAGGAAGACAGCCTGGAAGAACAGCAGGCGGCCTACACCGAGCTTATCAGCCTCCGCTCCGATTGGCAACTCGTAGGCGTATACGCAGACAGCCTTTCCGGTCTCAGCGCCGAGAAGCGGCCGGAATTCATGAGAATGATCGATGCGGCGATGGGTTGGAATATCGACCGGATCCTCTGCAAGAGCGTCTCCCGCTTTTCCCGTAACGTAGCGGAATGCAAGAAGTACGCCGATCTGCTGAGAACACGGAATGTTGCCGTGGAATTTGAGAAGGAAAACCTGCGGACCGACGATCCGACCAGTTCGTTCATCTTCTCCCTCATGGCAGCCATTGCGGAAAACGAGAGCCGCAGCATTTCCGAAAACATCCGCTGGGGGTATCAGGAGCGGTTCAAGCGCGGCGAGTTCAACCTTGGCAACAACCGCATCCTCGGATATGACACGGTAAACAAAAAGCTGGTACCGAATAAGGACGCGGATATTATCCGGCTCATCTACACACTGTTCCTTCGGGACGTGAGCATTGACGAGATTATCCGGACACTTACTGACCTCGGTGTGAAGTCGAGGAGCGGTAATCCCCTCAGCCGTAATGCCATCCTTTACATTTTGAAAAACGAGACCTACAAGGGCGATAAACTGCTTCAGAAGCAGCCGCCGAGGGACTTCATCACCAAGAAACCTGACCCGACGATCCCCTTTGAAAGCAACTATCTGGAAAACGATCATGAAGCGATTGTGAGCAGGGATGTGTGGGACGCAGTACAGAAAAAGCTGGATGAGAATAAGCTGATGGAAGAAGTGGTTGGTCACAGAGGTGGTCAGCCACATTCTTTATATGGGAAAGTTTTCTGCGGCGAATGCGGTGCTCCGATGACCAGGCGGACAGTCAACGGCCAAGGAGGGCAGAAGATCAAAACCTGGATCTGCCGTGACAAACGGAAAGGGACAGGCTGTAAGGGGCGGAACGTGAAGGAAGAGGAACTGCTGAAGTTTGGAGACGCAGCGCGGATTGTGGTCAAAGATGATGGGATTGAGATTCTGTAATTGCCCACCTGTTTTGCTTTCAGAACTTTGGAGAGGTGTTATCCGAAGTGAAAGCAGAGCAGGCGGGCCTTTTTGTCGTTTACAGCGACATTCGCAGTGAATCAGCTGACGCTAACAGCAACAGAAATCAAAGAAAAAAGCTCGTATTCAAAAAGATTTCACATAAAATTGTAACAAAACTATTGATTCTCGAAACTATAATTGCTACAATAAAAATGTTCCGTGTCTCACTAGATTGACGCTATCAGCAACAGGAGGCTGTAATGAAGCATCTATCACTCAAACTACTATCTGAAATCGTGGTCAGCAGGAGAAAGACTCTCAAACTTTCTCAGACTGCTCTTTCGGAGAAAGCAAACATAAACCGTTCTATTCTGTCACGTCTTGAGTCAGGGGATTATAGCCCCTCCGTGGATCAGCTTCTCTCACTATCAGCTGCTCTGGGCTTTCAGCCCACGGATGTCATTGTGGATGATGAAGCAGAGTCAGTTGCCGTTGGGAGAAAGAAGATTGCTGTAGCCGGTACAGGCTATGTCGGTCTTTCCCTTGCCGTTCTGCTGGCCCAGCACCACAATGTGACCGCTGTGGATATTATCCCTGAGAAGGTTGAGAAGATCAACAACTGGAAGAGCCCAATCCAGGATGAGTATATAGAGAAATATATGGCTGAGCATGAGGAGCGGGACTTAAGTCTCCATGCAACCACAGATGCGATTTCTGCTTATACTGATGCAGATTTCATCATTGTTTCTGCTCCGACCAACTACGATCCTAAGACAAATTTCTTCGATTGTTCTGCTGTGGAAAGCGTCCTGAGCCTTATCAAAGAGGCTACGATGGATCGGACAGATAAGCCGACCGTCGTCATCAAGTCCACGATTCCGGTTGGATACACAGTCCATATCCGTGAGAAGATGGGCATGGATAACATCATCTTCAGCCCGGAGTTTTTAAGGGAGAGCAAGGCGCTCTACGATAACCTGTATCCCAGCCGGATCATTGTGGGAAGCGATGAAGCCAACATGCCTGCTGCACAGACCTTTGCCGCGATGCTTCAGCAGGGTGCTATAAAAACCAATATCCCTGTACTTTTCATGGAGACCACGGAGGCAGAGGCCACAAAGCTGTTCGTGAACACTTATCTCGCTCTGCGAGTTTCTTATTTCAACGAACTGGATACCTATGCCGAGGTCAAGCATCTGAAGACCGCGCCGATCATCAAGGGCGTATGCCTTGATCCCCGCGTGGGTGACTATTACAACAATCCCTCCTTCGGATACGGCGGGTATTGCTTGCCGAAGGACACGAAACAGCTTCTGGCTAACTACCAGGATGTGCCGGAAAACCTGATTCAGGCTATCGTGGAGAGCAACAGGACCCGAAAGGATTTCATTGCTGACCGTGTGCTGGAGATCGCCGGGACCTACGGCAACAGTGAAGCATATTCCGCCGATAAGGAGAGCAGGCAGAAGGAAGTTGTGGTTGGTGTTTATCGCCTGACTATGAAATCCAATAGCGACAACTTCCGTCAATCCTCCATCCAGGGCGTAATGAAGCGTATCAAAGCTAAGGGCGCAACCGTTGTTATCTATGAGCCGACACTGGAAGACGGAACAACCTTTTTCGGCTCTGTCGTGGTCAACGATCTGAAGAAATTCAAGAAAATGTGCGGATGTATTATTGCCAACCGTTACGACAGCGTCCTTGATGACGTGGAAGAAAAGGTATACACACGCGACCTGTTCAGGAGGGATTAAGGATGCAGAAGATAGATTTGAATGGGAAGACGATCCTTGTTACAGGGTGTCCGGGTTTCATCGGGGCAAATCTTGTGATTCGCCTGCTGAAGGATATGTCCTCCGGCACCGTAGTCAGCCTCGACAATATGAACGACTACTACGATGTGAGCCTGAAAGAGTGGAGACTCGCTCAGGTAGAGAAGGCTGCGGAAAACTCTCCTGTTAAACATGTGTTTGTGAAAGGATCCATCGGTGACAAGGCACTGGTGGATGAGCTGTTCCAGACATACCGCTTCAACATCGTGGTGAACCTCGCTGCGCAGGCGGGTGTGCGGTATTCAATCGACCATCCGGATGTGTATATCGAAAGCAATATCATTGGCTTCTACAATCTGCTGG